ATGGAGTGTAATTTTACTTACACTCACATGGCCCGTCTGGCTAGTCACCTTAGACTACCCGGGTTCCCCCGGTTTACCTAGTAGCTTTGCTACCTTTTCTTGGAGTTAATCATGAAAGCTAATCCCCTAACTGAAACTTTTAGGACCTATGACACAAATCTAACGCGTCAGGCCAATGGCTCTTACGTATTGAGTAATGTCGGTGGCCCTTCTACTTTCAATAGGAAGACTGCTTCTTATGTTAACAACAAAGGATGGAATAGGAAGAAACCTAATAGTTGGCCAGTATCATCTTATGATGTTACTTGGAATACTATAGATTCTCTTTCTATTGGGTATGCTCGAGCGTATGACACCAATGGAGTTTTACTCCAGTCATCCGATCGTAATTTCGCTCCTAGTTTTGGCTTATTGCCATTTATTAGTAGCGTTGATAATGATGCTCTTGGTAAGTATCGTCAGAAACTTACTAGTGCATCAGGATCTTTCAAGTCCTTGGTTCCTCTTGCGGAAAGCAGAGAACTCCGAGGACTTGTTAATACTATGGCTGATTCTGTACCTACTGTTTTACACAGCATTACGGATTTAAGACATGGTAGGATCAAGGACGCTTTTTCACGTGCATCTGATTTATGGTTAGCTTGGTCTTTTGGTTTCTCTCCTTTAATGGAGGATGCTAAAGGCCTTGCAAATGCCATTGCTTCTCGAATTGAGAAACCTTCATTTGTACGTATTCATGGAAGTAGTGAGTCCTCCTCTGTCGTAGATGCCACTAATCCTTTTGATGAAGGGGTTGGAGCATATACTACGAGTTCGACTACTATCGTGATCAAACAGACTTGTCGTAGTACGTACATAGGTACGTATGAGACATCCGTTGGTGGTGGTGTTAATTACAGGACTGCAGCCGACAACTTTGGTATTTCCATACCAGAGCTCGTTCCTGCAGCTTGGGAATTAATTCCTTATTCCTTTGTAATTGATTACTTTACCAACATTGGTGACGTTATTAACGACACCTTTTCTGTTGTTCCACGGCCCTCTTCTCTTATTAACTCAAGAAAGAATGTTTGTTCTCGACATAAGACGCGTAGGATTGTACCTACAGCGGGATTTATTGTCGATGCAAATATTACTAATGAGCTAACAGAGTCAGGTTCCTTCTCCAGGAGCTTGCTTAGTGCGTTACCGTCCCGTACTTTCTCTTTCGAATCTTTTGGTTCTATTGGGAAAATAAAGCGAGTAATTAACCTTGCAGCTATTCTAGCTAAATAGTTGTCCTTTTAACTAACATTACCACTTAGCAGTGGAGGATTATTCCTATGACTATTAATGTCACAAGTCCAGTCACTGGTGCAGCCATTACAGGCTTAACACTTCCGACTTATACTTTTGTCACTGATACCCCTCCAGTCGTAACCGCCAAACAATGGGCGTGTACTACCTTGGGCGGTACCCAAACAGGAGCGTCTGCGCATACGGTTTCTTCACCGTTTACGTTTACCTTCTTTAGGGCACCAACCTTGCGTACACTTCCTGGTATTAACTCTCAGGGTGTTATTAAAAACATCCCTGTTAATACCTATAAAGCGCTGTTACGTAAGGGTTCGGTTCCTGCTTTGAATCAGGCACCGGTCGTGAATAGCGTTGAGATTAAATTCAATGTTTTTGCTGGTACTGACACTCAATCTCCAGTGGAGATTGCAGCGGCGGTTTCTGCCTTAATAGGCATACTTACTCAGCAAGCACAGGGAATTGTGGATTCATTAAAATCTGGTACTATTTAGTACTGTATTATGAATCCTTCTTATAGCGCACGAGTATTCATTATTTTGATACTCTTATTCACACCTTTGGGGGATATCCTATGGCAAGTAAGATCGAACGTGATGAAAGACTTAGCTCTTTTCTCCGTATCTTTAAAAACGAGTTACAGTCGAGAAGCGATTGTTCTAGACCAAGCGTAAGGAGGCAAATTGAACGCCTCTCAAAACGTGCAGTCTATAGTCATTCGCTTCAAGACGTCACTAATCCAACTCTTAACAAGTTTCTCGATACATGTAGGGAAGTTGAGATCACTAACGTTCATCTTAATGATGACATTAGGTCTTATGCTTCTTCTTTCATTTATCGCGCTCTTGCTAATGCTAATTCCAGAAATGGAATCAGAGAAGATGGGTATGACGTTAACACAACCTATACTTTATCACATTGGAAGTTTGGACCTGGCGCCAGTTCTGGTGTCAAAGGTTCTCACTTCTATGATAAGTTAGGTCAATTAACTGTGACATCTCGTGCCGCGCCTCTCGCGAGGCTTCTTATCAATTTAAATCCTTACTTAAAGTCCGAATTAGGACAGAGGATGAAAATTGTTAGCGGTAGTAAAATGTCTGTTGTTCCTAAGAACGAGCACATCGGTCGCACAATATGTTCTGAACCTTCTCTCAATATGGCTATTCAACTTTCGTTGGGTATGCAGATAGAGGAAGGCTTGAAGTCAATTGGTGTTGATATTTCATGTCAACAGGATAAGAATGCTAACTTAGCTATTAGTGGTAGTATCTTCAATGATACATGCACAATAGACCTTCGTTCCGCTTCTGATCTTATACAATTTGACTTATTAGAACAATTGTGGCCCGCTTCATGGATCTGGTGGTTTAAGGTTTCTCGATCTGAGCAAACCTACATCAGTAATATGAAGTGTGATGTAAACTTACCTATGGTTAGTACTATGGGTAATGGTTTTACTTTCCCCATGATGACCCTTACTATTTTGGGTCTCATTTATGGAGTTTATTCTGTCTACTTTAGTCATTTGCTTTCGCATAATGGCAATTTAGACTATAATAAAGTCGCCGTTTTTGGTGATGACATTATATGTCATTCCGAAGTCTACGATAAAGTAAAAACGTGTTTACATGAGTCTGGTCTCTCTGTTAATGAGGACAAGTCTTATGTCCGTGGTCCATTCAGAGAATCTTGCGGTACTGATGCATATAGTGGAGATATTATTACTCCATTTTACGTAAAAGCACTTGCAAGTAATCCTGAGATCTATATTGCTTATAATGGATTAATGTCATGGTGTAGAAGAAATAATATTTTCTTACCTTTGACTTTAAATCTACTACGAAGTTTTATAGAGGGCCCAGTATTTCTCGTTCCCGAATGGTATCAGCCATATTCTGGTTGTTACACTTCGGCGGTACCTGATGTTATTACTTATTATCAATATGTTCCATATACTAAGAACGTTAGGTTATATAACGAGCATCATATGCTCGTTATCCTAGGTTCTTATAATGTCCCATATTGTAGAAGTAAGCATCAAGACGTCATAACTATTTCCCCTCGTGATAAACAAGGGGAGTATAAGATACGACGGTCCCGTTTGCCGAAATGCTTTCGGGATGGTTTAGATTACTCTAAACCAACACCAAACGCCTCATATTATGATTTCATAACATAGGTTTTTGATAACAC